GGTAGTAGAGGTCTTAGAAAGGCAAGAACACCTAATAGATATTATTCATATAGAAATGGTTTCGATGTTAAAGTTGAATCTGAAAACAGAGAGTTAAAAAACCAAATTAAATTAATCGAATCTGAATTAAAAGGATATAAAGCAAAAAATAATGAATATAAATCAGCTTTAGGTTCTTTAAAAGAAAAGATGAATGAAATGGCAGTTTACTACACAAATCTTTCATACACTAACAAATTGTTCACAGAACACACAACAACTAAAAAAGAAAAATTAGACATTCTTAGAAAGTTTGACAACGTAAAAAGTGTAAATGATTCTAAAAATTTATTTAAAATGCTTTCTGAAGATTTATCAAGCAAGAAAACAATTTCTAACTTGAATTCATTATCAGAAAACGTGGAGAAAACATTAACAAGTAGTTCATCAAAATTGACTGAATCAGTTGTTTATGAAGATCCAAAAATCAAACAAATTAAAGATTTAATGTCAAAGTTAAATAGAAAATAAAACAATAAAATAAAACAAATAAACAAATAACAACTATGAGTAGTTTTTTATTAAAATCTGGTGAAGTAGGAAACATCGGATTAAAACAAATGAAACTTGTAAGAGAGCAAACTATCGAGAAATGGGATAGAATGGGCTTTCTTGAAGGTTTAGATGGTCACACTAAAGACAATGTGGCTCAATTATTCGAGAACCAAGCTTCTTTCTTAATCAATGAAGCAACTTCAACAGATTCAGCAGGTTCTTTCGAAACAGTAGTATTCCCTATCATTAGAAGGGTATTCTCAAAATTATCAGCTAACGAAATCGTATCAGTTCAAGCTTTGAACATGCCGATTGGTAGAATTTTCTACTTCGTTCCTAAAATTTCTCAAAGAATTCAAGTAGGTAACGTATTTCAACATTCAAATCCTTTTGGATATCCAAACCCAGGAACAGGTGCTCAAGATACTACAACTTTCCAAACAACAAACTTGTATGATTCATACTATGATTCAACTTCAGGTTTAGATAACAACCAATTGTTTGACAGATCTAAAGGTGCTTACCAAGAATTCACAACAGGTAATTTGAAATTGGTAACTTTAGTTACATTATCAGCTGGTACTAGCCAATTCAATACTGTTACAGCAGTAAATGCTTCAGGTTGTACAAGATATGTAACTTTAGAAGTAACAGGTTTCACATCAGCAGGTGCTGGTAGAATCATTGGTCCAAATGGTAATGAAATGGATTCAGAAGAATTCTTAGCTTCATTCCAAATCTTAAACGACACTAACTTGTTCTGTTGTACAGGTTCAACAGGTGGTGTTGGTTCAGGTAAAGGTTCAACTTTATCATACGCAGCTAATTCACCAATGGAATTCAGAGTTGTAACTCAAAAATATGCTAGACAAATCGTTGATTACTATGCTCAATTAACAGGTAATTTAGGTGGTCAATCAGTTCTTTCTTCAGCTCAAGATTTATGTACTACAACAGGTAAAATGTATGTTGAAGTAGATTTAAGTTGTCCAGCTTGTATCACTTGTGATTCAGTAGATGGTTATGTTGGAACATACTTACCAGGTACTGCAGGTGAAACTTTCTCAAACTTCTCAGCTAAATGGAGACAATATAGAGATTTAGAATTTGAAGCAGCTTTAGGTGAAGTTTCTTTCGAATTAGATTCAGTAACAATCTCTGTAACAGAAAGAAAATTAAGAGCACAATGGTCTCCTGAAATGGCTCAAGACGTAAGTGCATTCCATAACATCGACGCAGAAGCTGAATTAACAGCTATCTTGTCTGAAGAAATCGCAGCAGAAATCGATAGAGAAATCTTGAGAGATTTGAGAAAAGCAGCGGCTTGGAGATTAAGATGGGATTGGAACGGTTGGAAACGTGCAGCATCAGGTGGTGGTTTCAACGCTTACACTCAAAAAGACTGGAACCAAACATTGATTACTACAATCAATCAGATTTCAGCTCAAATCTTCAAATCAACTTTAAGAGGTGGTGCTAACTGGATCGTATGTTCAGCTGAAGTTTCAGCAATCTTTGATGATTTACAATACTTCCACGTTTCAAACGCTAACCCTGAAGAAGATCAATACAATATGGGTATTGAAAAAATTGGTACACTTCAAGGAAGATACAAAGTGTATAGAGATCCATACTTCCCAGCTAACAAAGTGTTAATCGGACACAAAGGTTCATCTATGTTAGATACTGGTTATGTATATGCTCCATACGTACCACTTCAATTGACTCCAACTATGTATAACCCATTCACTTTCGCACCTATTAAAGGTATCATGACTAGATACGCAACTAAGGTGTTGAACAATAGGTTCTATGGTGTTATCACAGTAGATGGTATCAGAACTTTCAACGTAGCAGAATTAAGATAATCTTAATTGTTAAACTAAATATAAAAGGTGGATTTAAGTCCACCTTTTTTTTTGCTATTAACTATTTATAACATATGAACAAACTTCGTAAAATTATTAAAGAACAATTATTATTAGAAAAAAAAATTGCAGTACTTACCTCTAAAATAGAAGTATCTTTTAAATTTGAGGTTGATAGAAGCACACACGCATATTTAAGAAGTAAAAGAACAGATATACCTAATTACGATGAAAGAGAAATATCAAACTCAGAAATAAAGTATATTATTGAGTTATCTATGCGTAAAATAGCGGAATCAATTATGTTAGGTGAAATAAAAGATGGGGTTCCATTTGTTATTAAATCAATACAAAAAGAAATAGCAATTGCTATAGACCCTACACTTATAGGTGGAACTTATTGGAAATTATTTGTTCTTACAGTATTTAGAGAATCTGAAGAATTACCTTTCAGGGTTAGTAAAGATCAGGTTGTTATATGGATATAAAAAAACAGGGTTTAGTATCTAAATCGTTTCTACCCTGTTTAAATTAGGGGTTTTCAGTCCTAATCAAATTGTGAATGATTTAATTGTATCTGAATTGTTCCCATCAATCACAATACAAATATAAACAAAATATTTGATATGCCAAAAAAAATTAATCTTTTTTAAAAAATTGTGTATTTATTGTCCAGCAATGAATAAGTAGTTGTTTCAATGAATAAACAATTCAATGATATGGACACAAAACGTAATGCTTCTAAAAATAAAAAGCAAAATAAAAAAGAATTATCTTACCTTCATATTGATGATGGCGATGTTCTTCAATCCGTTTGGTTACGATATGATTTTTTTCACTATCCTCAGCCTGACCGGTTCATATTGGATTACAGTTTCAATTTTTTACCTCATATCTGGGTGTTTATTCTCTTTATATTTCTACTTGTCTAAAAAAAATAAGAAAATTAGTGAGGAATGAATATTTCTGAAAACACACTATTTATATGTATAAACATAAAAAATTAAATTAAAAATATGGCAGATTTATTAAGCAAAATACCATTACCATTTGAACCATTAAGAAAAAATAGGTTCATCGTAAGATTCCCATCAACTTTGGGTATTAACGAATGGTATGTAACATCGGCAGCGAGACCAACAATAACTATTTCAGACACAGAAGTTCCTTTCTTAAATACTTCTACTTATGTGGCAGGTAGATTTACTTGGGGAACAATTGACGTTAATTTTAAAGACCCAATTGGACCTTCAGCATCTCAAGCACTTATGGAATGGATTCGTTTATGTGCTGAATCAGTTACAGGACGTATGGGTTACGCAGCTGGTTATAAGAAAGATATCGATTTAGAATTATTAGACCCACCAGGAGCTGTAGTTCAAAAATGGAGATTAGAAGGAACATTTATTACATCAGCTAACTTTGGTGGTTTAGATTATAGCTCTAGTGATATTGCAGATATCGCAGTAACATTAAGACCTGATAGATGTATATTAGTTTACTAGTTTAATTTTATAATCAGATGTGTTATAAGAGAGTTGCAATAATAGATGAAGATATATTAGCTAATATCCTTAATTCTAGGATTATTAGAGATAATCTTAAAGGTGTTATTACTTACGATTTTATCGACATTAATTTCGCATTGAGTTTTCTAACTAAAAATCCAGTCAATTTAATTGTAGTGGAAAAAAGTTTAGTTAAAAAAAGTATTGATAAAATAAAAGGGTGTCAAAAAGACACCCCTATTTATGTTCTAACCGATAAATTTGAAAAATATTTCTTTTCTAAATATCCAACTATCAATAACTACATCAATAGTCCAATATTAAAATCAAATACATATATTATTGAGAAGGCGATTTTTCAGACAGCCCAATAGTATCATTATAATATTTCCTCAATTTTTCACCAAGAACCATGTCATTAGGCGTGGTTCTTATTATGTTCAGAATCTCTTCCAAAACTTTTTTACTGCTGGATGGTATCGATTGCATGAATAATATTTGTTTTAGGTTGTAATCCAACAATTTTATTCTTTACCTCACCACCTTTAATAAATATCAGGGTTGGAACTGACATAATCTCATATTTACCAGCTATTTCCATATTTTGATTAATATCAATATATAAAATATTAACATC